TGGTATGCATCTCGTTCATAAATATGGATGGGAGCACTGGGAACCTTTCGATAGGAGTCATCGATGAACCCCATAATTCTAATTGGTTGCTTCACCCCGTTAGTGGTCATCTTTATTGTTATGAAATTTGCTGTTTGGGTATCTGCTGTAAATGCTGAACAGGATTATGTCAGAAAAGAACCTTTACGAAAACGAGGACCCTACCTGGAAAATCCATATGCAGACGTTGATGAAGAAGAGGAGGAGTATGGAGATCGCACAGATTATAGATAATGCTCTCTTTGAGTGGTATTCTGAAAAGGGTCGTCCAGTTCCTCAGTGGAAGAAAGAAAAATATTCCTGGTGGAGAGAATACTTAGAATCTCTAGGAATGGACCCTAACAACCCATGAATTCGGACCCAGATTATACAGTAGATCTGTCTATGGATGACATACGGATTTTATACAAGTCCGTATGTTTTCATTTGGACAAATGGCCTGGTGGTGATCCCACAGAACAAGATTATTTGATTAGCATGAAAAGTTCCTTATATAGAATGATACTTGATTATCAGTTCCATGAATCTCCTCCTCCGTCCTCTGAATGATGTTAATGATCCTACATGGAGTATCATCATTTTATTGGTGATATTGCTTGCTGGCGTTGCTTATTACATATATACAATTATGGACATTGCGTTTACTGAGTTAGAAAATGGATCAGATCAACCAGAAAGATGCGAGTCAGGACCAAGCGATAGCACTTCTGACACACCGCATTGAAGATGCTGAGAAGACTCAAGAAGAACTCCGCGAACGTATTCGTAAACTTGAACGGTGGGTATGGGGTGCTGGTGCTGTCATCACAGCCGCTATCACACTGATCGGGTTAGCATCAGCACTAGAATCAAAGGAGTTAGAAAATGGGAGCAATGACACCCCCAAACAGGAAATCGTGCTACAACTTCAGGGTAGTAGAGATTAATCGTGTTCTGGACGGCGATACTATTGATGTCACCATTGATCTTGGGTTTGACTTATACAAGAAAGAAAGAGTTAGAGTTGCAGGAGTTGATACGCCAGAAAAAAGAACCCGTGATCTTGAAGAGAAGGCGCTAGGCTATGACGCAACCAACTGGCTCAAAGAAAAACTGGAGGGTGCGGTGGCTGGTGACGATGATCTTGTTATCCGTACTGAACTTGTTGGCGGTGTCGGGAAGTATGGTCGTCTTTTGGGCTGGCTTTACATTGGGGATGCACCAGTGTCACTCAACGAGGCAATGATCGAAGAAGGTTATGCCTGGGCATATGATGGTGGGACTAAGCAGAAGAACTTTGAAGAACTGCGGGAGATTCGCAGAGCACACGGAACTTTAACGGAGTAAACTCATGCAAAAAGCAATTAATGTTATCGCTCTATTGTCTGGACTAGTGGCAGGAGCAAACGTCGCTCTAGCAGGATATCTCTATTTTAATAGAGTTGCTATTTTTGAAGATGCTAAAGCAAAGGTAACTGAAGCAGCAGTAGAAGCAGTCACGTCTGCTTTACCAGGAATGGTAGATGGTCTTATGCCAGATATTCCTGAAGTTCCTAGTGCCACTGGTGGGGTTGTTCCTAGCGTTCCTGGGTTATGAAATACCTCAAACCCATTGCGATTGCAGCAGGTAGTTTATTTGCCATCGCTCACGTTGGATTGCTAGGATATGTAATTCATAGACCAAAGCAACCACAGATTCCTACCATCAACATCCCTAACGGGGACTATTCATCCTATAAGATCAAAGCAAATAAGGATGGGTATGAGATTGAATATAAAGCAAACGATCCTGCTGTTCTTGAGTCTCAAAGATCATTGAGTCTTGACAAAGATAAGAAAGGATTTTTTGGTGGTGGCACTGAAACCAGAAGAGAGTGGAGACGTGATCAATATACCATGGACGGCACTCGTAATATAGGAGGGGTAGGAGGAGAAGGTGAGGGAAAGTTGACTGCCCGAGAAGAAGAGTGTTTAGTGGCGGACGCTGGAGCACGGTCACAAGGTGCAATGGCAGGTAGTGCTATCGCCGCTGGTGTTGCTGTCCCTGCTGCTGTTAGCATTCCTTATGTTGGATGGTTAGCAGGTGGTTGGGCACTACTCTTAGGGCAGAAAGCAGGATCTTCAATAGGGTCACAAGTCGGTCAAGTATTTAATGATTGCTGAGTTTCTTTAAATAAGATGTAACTTAATTAAAGTTTGATGAGACCTGTTAAATAATTAAAATTTTGGAAATTATCATGGCACAATCTACTTACAAGAAGAAAATCAGAAAGGAAGCATCTGATCAATTCTTTCTCTATGTTGCCTTCCATTCTGCTTTTAGTGCGATTGTAAATTTCTTTAAGGAAGATTGATGTCTGACACTGTATATCTTGGTAATCCTAACCTGAAACGTTCAAACGTTCAGGTTGAGTTTACTGCGGAACAAATTCATGAATATCTAAAATGCAAAAACGATCCTGTATATTTTGCTAAAAACTATATCAAGATTGTTTCTCTCGATGAAGGCGAAGTTCCTTTCTCAATGTATCCTTTCCAGGAGAAGTTAGTAAGGAACTTCCATGAACATCGATTCAACATCTGTAAGATGCCACGACAGACTGGTAAGTCTACGACGTGTGTGTCATATCTCCTGCACTATGCGATCTTCAATGCGAATGTCAACATTGCAATCCTAGCAAACAAAGCATCGACTGCTAGAGATCTTCTTGGAAGATTACAGTTTGCGTATGAGAAATTACCTCAGTGGATGCAGCAAGGAATTGAGGTGTATAATAAAGGTTCAATGGAATTGGAAAATGGCAGTAAGATATTGGCAGCTTCTACATCTGCGAGTGCTGTCAGAGGTGGTTCCTATAATGTCATCTTCCTCGACGAGTTCGCGTTTATTCCAAACCATATCGCAGACCAATTCTTTGCATCTGTTTATCCTACTATTTCTTCTGGTAAAAGCACAAAAGTAATTATGGTTTCAACGCCTCATGGCATGAACCATTTCTACAGATATTGGCACGACGCACAGAGAGGAAAGAACGAGTATATTGCTACTGAGGTTCACTGGTCTGAAGTTCCTGGTAGGGACTCTGAATGGAAACGACAGACTATTGCTAACACATCAGAGCAACAGTTCAAGGTTGAGTTTGAGTGTGAGTTCCTAGGATCTGTTGATACTCTGATTGCTCCTAGCAAACTGAGGACTCTAGTATACAATGACCCCATCAAACAAAATGCTGGTCTGTATGTCTATGAGAATCCAGCACAGGATCATGATTATGTTTGCACGGTAGACGTTGCTAGAGGTGTTGGCGGAGACTACTCTGCTTTTGTTGTTATTGATATTACAGAGTATCCACACAGAGTGGTAGCAAGATATAGAAACAACGAAATCAAACCGATGCTATTTCCAAGCATCATCTTTGATACAGTTAAAGCATACAATAACGCATATGTATTGTGTGAGGTGAATGATATTGGAGACCAGGTAGCATCAATTCTACAGTATGATCTAGAGTATCAGAATATTTTGATGTGCTCTATGAGAGGTAGGGCAGGTCAAATTGTTGGTCAAGGATTCTCTGGCAAAAAGACACAACTTGGTGTCAAGATGTCTAAGACTGTAAAGAAAGAAGGATGCTTGAACCTTAAGACTTTGATTGAAGAGGATAAGTTGATCTTCAATGACTACGATATTATCTCGGAGTTGACAACCTTCATTCAAAAACACAATTCATTTGAGGCAGAAGAAGGTTGTAATGATGATCTAGCAATGTGTCTTGTCATCTATGCCTGGTTGGTATTGAAAGATTACTTCAAAGAACTGACAGATCAGGATGTTAGAAAGAGATTGTATGATGAACAAAAGAATCAGATTGAGCAAGACATGGCACCATTTGGTTTTATGACAGATGGATTAGACGATGAGAGTTTTGTTGATAAAGATGGTGATAGATGGTATGTTGATGAGTATGGAGATAAATCATACATGTGGGATTATATGTGATGGATGTAGAAGAACAGTTTCAAATAGAGCATCTATATCTTACAGACAGAACCTGTAGAGTTTGTGGTAAAACAAAGAATCTCATTGATGGATTCTACAGGACAAGAAAGAATAAATATCAACCATCATCATACTCCTACGAGTGTAAGCAGTGTGCCAAGAAACGTATAACTAAGTCAAGAAAAGAACGAGCGAATAAATTGGGATGGGAATATCCAGACTGGTGATGTTCATGCATTGTTTCCTCATTTGAAATAGTTCCTAATAATAAATATTTGAAGACAAATGATATTAGTAGGAGAAACTAATGGCAGTACAGCTTTTGTCTCCTGGCGTATTAACCAGAGAAGTTGACCTTACCGTAGGTAGAGCCGAAAACGTACTTGACAACATCGGAGCAATCGCTGGACCGTTCTCACAGGGTCCTATTGATGAACCGTATATTGTTGAGACGGAACAGGAACTTATCAAAAGGTTTGGTAAGCCTCTCTCGACAGACGCCCAGTACGAATACTGGATGAGTGCTTCATCGTATCTAACATACGGTGGCATCATCAAGGTTGTTCGTACAGGAGGAGGCCGACTCAACAACGCAAACGCTGGTGCAGGTGGCACAGTAGGCACTGGAGCTAGCGACACCTCACTGTACCTCAAGAATTACGACGATTACAAACTGAACTTCCAATCTGACGATGGTTGGTATTGGGCTGCTCAAAACCCTGGTCGATGGGCAAATGAATTGAAAGTCTGTATGATCGACGATCTTGCAGACCAGACTATCAGCCTTGCTTCCCTTGCTGGTATCGATAGTAGTTACACTACTCCAGCACTTTATGGTATTGCGGTTGGTCAGGGAGTCACTGTTGGTCTTTCCACGAACATTGCTAGTGTTGGTTTTGGAACTAGCGGATATTCAGCATTCAGTGGTCATCTGAAAGGTATTATCACTGGTGTCAAAACTGATGCTTCTGGAGCTGAGAATCACACCATCGACGTTAAGATCGTTTCTCGCGTTGCACAATCTGGTGGCGGAACAACTGAAACTAAAGTTTATTATCAGAAAGGAAGCACACAGAACGCTTTCGTTGCTGGAACAACGTTGAAGTTCTTTGATTCTGCTGGTTCAGCTGTACAAGCTACTGGTGTTGGTGCTACGGCAGTTGTTGACTGGTATGATCAGCAGAAACTGAAGCTCGACAACGGAACTGTCTTCTGGAACTCACTTGCTCCTAGACCCGTTTCTAACGCTTATGTCCTCGATAGAGGTGGTAAGAACGACGGTATTCACGTTGCTGTTGTTGATGACACTGGTACAATCACTGGTATTCAAGCAAACGTCCTTGAAGTTCACCAGTCACTTTCTAAGGCACAGGACGCTGTAAGTTCTGCAAATGCTCCTCAGAAAATTTACTATAAAGATTACATCGCAGACTTCTCCGATTACATCTTTGCTGGTAAAAACCCATCTGAGTCGTGTGAACCTGGTGGTAATGAGTTAGGCGGAGAAGAACTGGAATATCCATTCGCACCTAGAGCAACTGGTTTCACCACTGACTTTGTACCCAACGTTACTATCACTGGTTTCAGCACCGTAACTCAGAACCTCGGACTTTGGGGTCTGGATGCAAGAAACGTTACTTTCTCTGCTGTCGGCAATATTGGTTTTACCCTTGGTGGTGGTCTAGACTACGACGCTACTGGCGGAATGAAGGCTGATCTGGGAGATCTGATTACTTCCTATCAGTTGTTCAGATCTAAGGATGAGGCAGTTGACTTCCTGATCATGGGTCCTGGTTGCAGCACTCTTGAAGAGTCTCAAGCAAAAGCAGGCAGACTGATCTCCATTGCTAATGAGAGAAAGGACTGTGTTGCCGTTATTGGACCTCACAGAACTGATCTGGTTGGAAAAACTGATAGTGACAGACAGACTAACAGTCTTCTGAAATACTTCAACAGCATTCCATCCACTTCATACGCCATTTTTGACTCTGGTTATAAGTACACTTATGACAGATTC